AAGCCCACCGCCACGGTGGAGCCGCCCAAGCGGGAAACCAGTCAGGCCCCCAAGCAATCCACCTATACGGTAAAATCCGGGGATTGCCTTTGGAATATCGCCAAGAAATATCTTGGGGACGGTTCCAGATATAACGAAATTTATAATCTGAACAAGGATAAGATCAAAAATCCCAATCTGATCTATCCCAATCAGGTTCTTACCTTGCCTTCCTGAAAGGGGTGATCTGAATGGCAGTTGAACTTTTCATTCAACACAATAGCACAATTCAATATCCGGTTGTTGAAGAAGGGGCAAAACTGACCTTGGAGAGAAAAGGCACCCCCGGAAAGCTGGAATTTACGGTGGTCAAAGCCCCCGGATTGAACTTCCAAGAAGGTGATCCGGTAAAGCTGACGGTGGACGGAACCCCCATGTTCTATGGCTTTGTTTTCAAGAAAAAACGGGACAAGGGCGGAACCATTGATGTTGTGGCCTATGATCAGTTGCGGTATCTGAAGAATAAAGACACCCTGACAGAAGAAGGGCTGAAGGCTTCCGATCTGCTGAAGCGGCTGGCTGGTGACTTCCGCCTAAACCTTGGGACGGTGGAAGATACCGGGTACACCATTGAAACCATTGTGGAGGAAAACCAAACGCTGTTTGATATGATCCAGAATGCCCTTGATGAAACCCTGATGAACACCAAACAGCTTTTTGTTCTCTATGATGATGTGGGAAAGCTGTCCCTGAAGAATATCAATTCCATGAAGCTAAACCTTCTGATTGATGAAGAAACCGGGGAAAACTTCAACTATGAATCCAGCATTGATGAACAGACCTATAACAAAATCAAGTTGGCCTTCAACAATGAAAAAACCGGTAAGCGGGAACTGTTTATAGCCCAAGACGGGGAGAAAATGAACCAATGGGGTGTTCTTCAATATTTTGAAGAAGTTCAGACCAAAACCGGTGCTTCCGCCAAGGCCAACGCCCTGTTGAAGCTGTATGACCAAAAAACCCGCCACCTGACCATTCAAAATGCTTTAGGGGATGTTCGGGTAAGGGCCGGAAATGCGGTTGTGGTTGCCCTGAACCTTGGGGATATTATCACCAACAACTTTATGGTTGTGAACCGTGTAACCCACACTTTCCGGGATAATGAACACCGGATGGAACTTGACCTGATCGGGGGTGAATTTATTGCCTAACGCTGTGGAGGTAGTAAAAAAGGCGGCTGTGGAAGCCGTGGAAGCTGGAAAACCTGTGAACCTGTTGTTTGGTGAAGTTATTTCAGCTTCCCCCTTGAAAATTCAGGTTGACCAAAAGGCCATTTACACTGAAAAAATGTTGGTGCTTACCCGGAATGTTACGGATTTTGAAGTTGATATGACGGTAAGCCACCAGACAGTTGTTATCAGTCACGGCCACCCGGTAATTGACACCTATACCGGCGGTGGTTCGGCCACCCCTATTGACCACAACCACCCCATCAAGGGGCGAAAGAAATTCAAGGTTCACAATGCCCTTGTGGTTGGGGATTGGGTGGTTCTGGCCCGGATGCAGAAGGGGAAAAAATTTGTGGTGCTGGATCGTATCAAAGCGAACCCGGCCCTGAAGGGGGAATGGCTATGATCCCACAGACCGGGGATGATTTGCGGCAGGATTTTGAATTTGAAACCCTTCCCAGCAGAACCTTCCGCCTGAACCATAACACTTTGACCATCATCGGAACCATTGATGAAATTGAAGCGGTGGAACAGGCGGTATACCAAGATGCTGGATGAAACCAAGGCGGCGACGGAGATCACCTTTGTCGCCCTGGCCGAGACCGGCGGCATCGACGGGACGACTGCGGGGGAACACAAAAATCTGTTTGAGGAATGGCAGGCGGGGGTCTCCTACAAAGTGGGCCAGTACAGGCGCTATGGAGAGAAGCTGTACCGGTGCGTACAGCAGCACACCTCGCAGGCGGGATGGGAGCCGGACAAGGCGGCAAGCCTGTGGTCTGTGGCCGCTGACCCTGCGGAGGAGTGGCCGGAATGGAGCCAGCCGCTTGGAGCGCATGACGCCTACGCCAAAGGGGCAAAGGTGTCGCACAACGGGAAGCACTGGGTCAGTGATGTGGATGCGAATGTGTGGGAACCCGGCGTCAGCGGGTGGTCGGAGGCGAAAGAATGAGCAGCCATTTGCAGATCATCGCTGAACTGGAGACGGTGACAGAAATCCAGGCAAAAGCCATCCGTGTTCTGGCAACGAGGCTGGCAGAACTGGGCGACACGGAGACCGGGCGGGACGAGATCGCGGAAGCCGATAAGGCATACCGTGAGGCCATCGGCGGAACCGATTGGCCGGGCTGATACGCAGGAGGACGAGGGAATGTACATCGACGCGGACTTTATCATCAAGGCAGCAAGCCTGCTGAGCGCACTGGGGGCATTGGTGGCGGCGGTCGTGGCCGTGTACAAGGTGCTGGAGAACAACAAGAAGCAGAACGAGTTCATCAACGCCATGCAGGAGGAGCAGACCTTGATCTGCTACGGACTGCGGGGCGCTCTGCAAGGGCTTGTGGAGCAGGGGTGCAACGGGCCATGCAAGGATGCACTGGCGAGGTTGGACAAGCACCTGAACAAAAGCGCCCACCCGCATATCCCGGAGGGCTGAGATGGCCGGGCGGCGGGTGAACAAAAAGACGAAACGCAAGAAGAAGCGCATCGGAACGATGGACTTGATCTTGCTGCTCGTCTTTATTTGTCTGGTTATCTTTACCGTTACCATGATACGGCTGTTCCAGGTCTACGGCTCGGTGCCGGATACCCTTGTAACCTGTGTGTTTGCCACACTGGGCGGGGAGTGCGGTATCCTGGGCTGGATAAAGACCAACAAGGATAAACGGCAGGACAGACGGTGGCAGCGGGAGGATATGAAACGGGAAAGGGAGGCGATGGAGCAGGCCATGCAACAGACAGAGGAACCGTAAAGGAGGGATAGATCGTGCTGAACGGCAGGAACAATGAGGAAAAAATCTGGAACTACCTGAAAGGCGCAGGGTTAAACGACTGTGGAGCCGCTGGGCTGATGGGAAACCTGTATGCAGAAAGCGGCCTGCGACCGGACAACCTGCAAAACACCTACGAAAAAAAGCTGGGTATGACGGACGCCTCATACACGGCGGCGGTTGACGGAGGAACCTATACCGGGTTCGTGCGGGACTGCGCCGGGTATGGGCTGGCACAGTGGACTTACTGGAGCCGGAAACAGGGACTTTTCAATTTTTCCAAGGCGGCGGGCCGGAGCATCGGAGACCTGGAGATGCAGCTTGATTTCCTGATGAAAGAGCTGCGTGAGGGTTACAAAGCCGTTCTGACCACGCTGAAAACGGTGGGAAGCGTCCGGCAGGCATCAGATGCAGTCCTGCTGCAATTTGAGCGCCCGGCAGATCAGAGCGAGACGGCGAAAAAGCGCAGGGCCTCGTTCGGGCAGAAGTATTATGACAGGTACGCAAAACCCAAGGAGGGACAAGCTGTGGGAACATTCAAGCCGAGACTGACCCGACCGGAGGCGGGCAACAAATATTACATCACCAAGGCGAGCGGAGGATGGTCGGACGCCATCAAGGGAAAGCCGGTGGACGCGCTGTGCAACACCCTTTCCAACTGCGTGGGCTATGCCTATGGGCGATTTAATGAGATCGGCGGTTACGGGTGCTGCAAATATCTGCGGCCCGTGAACGCCGAAAACTTTATCCAGTTTGCCGGGGGCCTGGCCGTAGGTCAGGAGCCGAAGCTGGGGGCCTGCATGGTGTGGCGCAAGGGAGCGACGCTGAACGGATCGGATGGAGCGGGTCATGTGGCAATCGTGGAGCAGATCATCAGTGCAACTGAGATCGTGACCAGCGAAAGCGGATACGGAAGCAAAACCCCGTTCTGGACAAAGCGCCGGAAGAAAGGTGCAGGGAACTGGGGAGCCGGGAGCGGGTACACTTTCCTGGGCTTTATCTATAACCCGGCTGTGAGCGGAAGCACCACGACAACCCCGGCACCGAACCCGCCGACAACCGGAGGCGCAACCGAAGCGCTGAAATACAAGGTGGGCCAGATGGTGCAATCTCTGGCGAAGAAGCACTACACCAGCTCCAATGCGGCGACGGGAAAGAACTGCAAGCCGTGCGAGGCAAAGGTGACGGCCATCAATCCGGGAAGCAAGCACCCCTATCATGTGGTGGGCACTTCTGTGTATGGATGGGTAGACGAGGACGACATCGCGGCCACGGCATCTGCTGACGCAGCCCTTGCTGTGGGCGACCGGGTGAAGATGGACAAGTCGGCAACGATCTACGGCACCATGCGCAAGTTTGCTGCATGGGTATATGCCGCAAAGCTGTATGTGCGCGGCATTGACGGGAACCGCGTGGTGGTATCCACGCTGAAAAGCGGGGCTATCACCGGCGCGGTTGACAAGAAGCATTTGACGAAAGTGTAATAGGAGGGTATACACATGGATAACATTATGCAGTACATTCCCCTGGCGGTATCCGCTGTTCTGCTGGCGGCTCTTATCCTGACGGTGGTCACCAACATCATCACCCAGGTTCTCAAAAAGCTCACCTGGGAAAAGATACCCACCAACATTCTGGCCTTTCTTGTGGCGATGGCCGTGACCCTTCTGGCGTTCTTCGCAGCCTGTCAGATCATGGCGTGGGCCGTCACCTGGTACATGGTGGCCGGAGCAGTAGCCCTGGGCTTGTTCGTCGCCTACGCCGCTATGTTTGGATATGACAAACTGCGAGAGGCGCTGGAGCAGATTATTAACTGGGAAAAGAGAAAAACAGAGTAAAGATGTCCCCCGGCTATCACACTTACAGGTGCGGTAGCCGGGGGATTTTTCATTATACACGCAACAGTGAAAATAACTATTGCGGAGCGGGGAAATATTGGGTATCATAAGGGTGTAAAATGCGACAAAACAAGACAAGCGGAACGGAACCGGGAAACCGGAAACCGCCCGCCGGGATGCACGGGAGGAGGTATTACAGTGCAGGCCAAGGAACGCACATTTAAGCACCTGACAAAGAACGACAGGCTGAGAATGGAACGGTGGCTGAACAAAGGGATGAAGCCGAGAGAGATCGCGGATAAGCTGCGCGTCCACATCTCCACCGTCTACCGGGAATTGAAGCGGGGAGAATATGAGCGGCTGGATGGGGACACCTGGGAGATGGTGACGGCGTACAGCCCGGACATCGCAGAGGAGCGGTATCAAAATCACTTACGGGAAAAAGGGCCAGACTTGAAGATTGGAGCAGATCACGAATTGGCCCGATACATCGAGGAGACGATCATCGCCAACGATTGCAGCCCTGCCGCTGTACTGGGGTATGCAAAGATGGAGGGCCGGACATTCAAGACCTCTGTTTCCGTAGCAACCATTTACAGCTATATCAAAAAAGGGATATTCCTGCGTATCACACAGGTGGATTTGCCGCGGCGCGGGAAGAAAAAGCAGGGGTACAAAAAGGTAAAGACAAGGAAAGACCAGGCCAGGGCATCTGCCGGTGAGAGCATCGAACGCAGACCGGAGAGAGTAAAGAACCGGGAGGAGTTTGGGCACTGGGAAATGGATACGGTGTACAATAAAAAGGATAGTACCAGCAAGGCGCTTCTGGTACTGACCGAGAGAAAGACCCGGCGGGAGATCATCATACTGATACCGAACCGCAAAGCGGAGACCATTGTTAAAGCATTGGACGCGCTGGAGCGGAAAATCGGAGCAGTGAATTTCAGGAAGATTTTTAGGACGATTACGGTTGATAACGGCTCTGAGTTCTCGGCGGCGGAGGAGATGGAGCGCAGCGCTGTCAACAAGACCATCCCCCGGACAAAGGTTTATTTCTGCCACCCCTATTCATCGTGGGAGCGCGGGAGCAACGAAAACGCCAACATTATGATTAGGCGGAAACACCCCAAGGGAACCGACTTTGAAAAGGTGAGCGCAAGACAGATCGCAGAGACCGAACAATGGATAAACAACTACCCCCGGAAGATACTGGGGTATATAAGTAGCGAAGTGGCTTTCCGGGCCTGCTTGCGGGAAATAGGGCTATCGGCGTAGGCAGTATGGGACACATGGGAGAAAGGGGGAAACTGGAGGGGGCATGAGGAACATAATAAGGGAAAGCGGAGGCTGCCGACCAAGGGAATTGACGGCGGCCATATTGTCATGTTAAAATTAGACAAAATAAAAGGCGAAAATTTGTGCGCAATAAATGCTTGACTTTTTCCAATAGACACACGGAGGTGAAAACCATTGCAAGGAGCCCGCGAACGTGGTAAACTAGTCGTGAAGGACGGATGGGTTATCTGTCCGGTATGCGGGAAGGGAAAACTCTTGATGACCCGACCGGATACCGTCGTCCGAAACTTGCCCCGGAAGTGTAAACGCTGTGGG